TACGGCAATGCAATCGTTGCCCAGCAAGCGCAAGCGTTCATAGAATCGTACATGGACGCGACTCATGACGTTTGAACAACGATTGGCCGAAGTCCGCAGCGGTAAGAAGCGGGAGAGGTTTGATTCGTTTCTAGCCCGGGACAGTATCTTGAAGGAGCAGTGCAAGCGGAATAGAAAGATGTCTTATTTCGTATTTAAGATAGGGGGAGGACAATGCCTGACCTGATGATGACAAAGTCATTCGGCAAGCTTGAACCAGCAGATCAGGTTGCGATTGATTATCTTAAAAGCCTGAGTGTGGGGGAGGTGGTCCGGGTCAAGGTGACGAAGCCGCGCAACGGAACATTTCACCGCAAACATTTTGCCCTGCTCCAGCTTGGGTTCAAGAACCAGGAGGCTTTTGATTCGTTCGACGACTGGCGCAAAGCCGTGACAATCGAGACGGGGTTTTACCGTGACCGCAAGATGTACGACGGTACGGTCATGCGCGAGGCCAAGAGCCTTTCATTTTCATCGATGGATGAACTGGAATTCGCCCGGTTGTTCAACGCGACCGTCCAGGTTATCGCTAAGTTTCTCGGTACTGATGACATCACGCTGGCACAGGAAGTGCAGCAGTTTATGACGGTTGGTGCCGGGTGAACAAAGCCGACAAAGCCCGCTTTGAGAAATTACGCGAGATTGGCTGCATCACCTGCCGACCAAATGGATACCGTGAACCTGCTGTGCATCATCTTGTCGAGGGCAATCGTCTGGGACCACAGTTCACCATTCCTCTATGCCCATGGTGTCACCAGGGCATAGCTCCTACCGGCACTACATACAGGGAGGCACTGTCCCTGATCGGCCCGCACTTCCACGGCCAGAAGTCGGCTTTTGTGTCTAAATATGGCAGCGAACGCAGTTTGCTCGCCCTCGTTGACGATATATTGGAGGCTACATGAATTGTTTCAGAGGGTTTGTTAATGGACTGCTTCCAGCCTTGTTTTTATGGCTTATACTGATCTGGTGGCTGCTGTGAATGTCAGCCTGATCTGTAGGCAGAACGGCATGAGGGAATCAACTGTCCGAGGCCGCATGAAAAGGGGTATGACCTGGAAGAAGCCCTGACAACACCGTTGCGCCAAATACAACGGAAAAGCCACATCAGGCAGGAGGTGGAGGCAGTGGACATGGTCTGGTCAACCTACACATCCAGAATAAAGCGTGGATGGTCACATGAGCGGGCAATTGGGGCGCCAGTGCCGAAATCCACCAGCCCCAGCGGGAAGGCTGGATATCGAAAGCTTGTGCCGACTCTGGCGCTAACGATTCACTTGGCTGAAGGTGGCTCAGGGCCTGTCGGGAAACGCGTCACCATCAAAGCCCTGGCTTGGGCGGAGTACCTAGAAACCCATGCCCTGAGAGCCTATGGTGCAGTAACCGTGGCTGAATCTACCGCCGCAAGGGAGATTGTCAGGCGAGTAAGGCGCACAGACCTGCCGCGAGAGTTCAGCGCCCGCAGCGTCTATCGGTCGGGATGGGCCAAACTCACTGATCGTAAGACGGTCCAAGATGCCTTAGACCTGCTGGCTGATCTGGACTGGGTTTCTTCCCGCGAGATTCGCCATCACACAGGCGGCAGACCTTCCACGATCTATGAATTCAATCCTCGGGGGCTTGATTCATGAATTACCTCCAGTTGTTGAAGGATAAATACCCAGAAAAATGCCCGCCATCGGTACTGACAAAACTGACAAAAGGGGGTTTTGGCGGTTTTGGCAGTACGTCAGATGGATATCTTTCAGGTAATTCACTTCCAGAGCAGGAGAAACAACCCAGCCCTGCGGAGATATTCAATAGGTTGGAATTCTGAATGGACTGGGTCACCGGGATGCTGCTGGCATGGGGCCATGACCGGATGAAACTGTATGCCCATTCCGGGTACTCAAGCGAATCGACATTTGCCCGAATATTTCAGGGTAGTGTGGGGAAGCCAGAACACAAGATACTATGCGCTGATCTATCCGGCAGATCCTGGGCAACAGAGTTCAAGGTCATGGCATTAGCCCCAATCTACCGTGACGCCTTGATTGTAAAGTTCGCCCTGCCGGCGAAAGATGACGGGACGCTATTCACTGAAAAGGACATGGCCCGGAAGCTGGGTGTTCCACGGGAAACATTCCGCACCCGTGTTAGAAGGGCAAAGCAGCGCATTAGGCACGAGATCATAAAAGCCCAAAAGACGGGGTAGAATTGAACCCCTGACCTGTGCTTACATGGTCATGCTGCGGAGGTAACCTCTAGATTTCTCGGCAACGAGTTTCCTTGATGCTATCGGGGAATTCGATAGTGGTACAGACCACTCCTGTATGACACATAGAGTATAAACCATGCTGACCATCAAAGACCTGAAAATCCTCATCGATCCACTGCCAGACGAGGCAGAGGTCAACGCCTATGAGGGTGAAGGTATCGGTCTGAACGTATGGCACGGCAAGCGCCATGGCTGGATTGAAACCGGACACGATGAACATCCGGCCGATGGCAAGTTCCACGATCTGTCCGAATTCACCACACACCTGGAGGGCTGGCTACCTCCACATGGGTCACATATCCAATGACCGCCAAGAAAACACAAAAGAAATCAGCAGCTTCCAATTTAAAGAACGGAAAGGGCATTGGCCGACCCAAGGGAGCCAAGGACAAAACATCCGCGACCGCCAAAGAAAACATACTTGCGGTGTTCAGCAGACTCAAAGGCACTGCCGGCATGGCGAAGTGGGCCGAGGAAAATCAAACTGAATTCTATAGGATCTACGCCAGACTGCTCCCCAAGGAAGTGAACCAGACGCTGGAGATCAAGGAGCCCAAGACCCGTGAGGAAATCGTAGCTGCCGCCGAATCACTTGGAATGCCAACTGAGACCATTTTCGATGAGCCTGGTTCACGCCCAACAACGCATTGAGCTAAAACATACGGCCCTGGAGTACAGAAACTCTCACCAACGAGAGTTCGCCCCTGATTGGTACGATTGGCAGACAGAACTATTCAGACTTGGGCAGACGCACACTGAGAGGCTGGTCCTCGCCGGCAACCGATCCGGCAAGACACTCAGCGCAGCATACGAGTTCTCGCTGCACATCACCGGGGATTACCCGGATGACTGGGATGGGCTGAGAATCAACCATGCCGGCACATACTGGTGTCTCGGTGTTGATAACACCCAGGTCAGGGATGTGCTGCAGCAGGAACTATTCGGCCGGATCGAGGAAGAGAAGTTTACCGGCGGCTGGGTTCATCCGGATGAGGTGACATATCCGGTAGTCCGCAGCCAGACGCCCGGGCTGGCAAAGGATGTTTACGTCAAGCACAAATCTGGCGGCAAGAGCCATGTTAGCTTCAAGACGTACACTCAGAGCAGCACCGGGCAGGCATCCTTGCCAATGGCCGGGTCCAGCGTTGACGGGATTTTGGTAGACGAACAGCCGCCAGACAGCATTACCGGGCAGTTGAAGACCAGAACCATGACCGGGCGCCGAGGTGCTGGCGGGTTCATGCTGTACTCGATGACGCCGGAACTTGGTGAGACTGAGTTAATATGCCAGTTCATGCACACTCCGGCACCACACCAGGCCCTGATCGGACCGATAGCCTGGAGCCAGTGTCCGCACCTGACGCCCGAGAAACAGGCAGAGTTCCTGGGCTCCATTCCCCCGCATGAGAGGGAGATGAGGTCGCTGGGCGTCCCGTTCTTCGGCTCTGGCAGGGTATACGGTGTTCCCGAGGAAAGGTTGCTGGTCGATCCGTTCGATCTGTCCACAAGACCCTGGATGAGGTGCATCAGGGCAATTGATCTGGGTATTGGTCATCCGACATCAGTGGCATGGTTGGCTTTTGACTCGGAGCAGGATATTACCTACCTGGTGAAGACGTACCGTCAGGCTGATGAGAAGGCCGCATACCACGCTGCAGCGGCAAACGGGCTGTGGCCCAATGCACCACTGGTCTTCCCCCCGGACATCGATAACCGGGAGAAGGGATCTGGTGAGACTGTTCTGACGTATTACGAGCAGGCTGGCATCCATAACGGTGTCATGTTTGAGAACCACGATGGTTCACGGTATGTCGAGCCGGGGATCATGGCGATACAGGAAGCGGAGCAGGCCGGGAAATTCAAGATATTCCGGGGCTGCTGCAATGAGTATCTTGAGGAACGGCGCACCTATCACCGGAACCAGAAGGGTCTGATCGTCAAGGAACGTGACGATACGATGGATGCAGTGCGTTACGGATACCAGATGGTAGGCACCCATGGCGTGAAAGCCGAGAACCGACGCCGACAGGCATACGATACGGTGCCAAACCTCGGATTACGGAGAATTAGTCTCAGGTCTCCACGGGTGGGTGACCGGTGAAATACATCCGCAACGTCAGGATCGCATTCAACCGCCTGGGGTCAGCATTAGTGGGATTTGACAGCCTGATGCCGTTATCGGCCGGGTTCTACGCGCACAAGGGATTTCCGCTATGCAAATTCATGGTGCATATGCTGGATAGTCTTCTGGGCGCGCATCACTGCATGAACTCCTGGGCAAACTGGGCCGGGTTCAATGTTAAAGACGAATCGATATGGAAAACGAATGATTGACACAATACGCAAGCATTTCAGACGCCGGATATTGCCGGCGCTGATTATAGTGGCTATCCTGGTCTACGGCCTGATTATGGGTGAGGTCTTCCCATGATCCAGCGAGGAGAATCTGAGCTATTTGCCACTGAACCTACGGACGATATGGAACCGTCCGCTCGGTATTCAGACTCGGAACTGGTCAACCTGGTTGAGCGCGAGGTACACGCCAGCCAGAACGACTGGCAGTCGAAGGTAGCCCAGACCCGGGAATGGGCGCAGAAATACTACTACGGTGAATTGCCCTATGCCGTCGAGAACAACACCAGCGATTATGTGAGCCGGGAAGTATTTGATTCGGTCGAGAGCATCAAGGCCAAACTGATGCACACCTTCACCGGCAATCGCAAGGTGATCAGGTTCAAGCCGGTATCGGAGCAGGACGTTGAAGCTGCCGAGGTCAGGACAGATTACGTCCAGCGGATTTTCTTCAAGGAGAATAACGGCTACAAGATTCTGAATGACGTATTCCACGATGGATTGCTCTCAAAGCAGGGTTGCATCAAGCGCACCTGGCGGGAGAAGACCGTCACGGTATCGGAATCTTTTGAGAATATACCCATGCAGCAACTTGAGGCTGCTGCCATGGACCCAAGTATTGAGCGGGTTGACGTAGATAGCGAGCAGACCATAAACAATATCGTTCAGACCGCACTCGGGCCAATCACTCAGCCCGCTCATGTTGTCTCCGGGTCAGTATTCCGCAAGGAAGACCGATCTGGTGTCGAGGTCGAGGTTATCCCGCCGGAAGATGTGTTCATCTCGGCCACTTGTACGGACATCAACAACGCTGATTTCGTTGCTGTGCGCTACGAGAAGAGTCGGTTTGAGTTGATTCAGGAAGGGTTTGACCCTGATGTGGTCAACAAGATTGCCCACGGTGACCGAATCCACTTCGATACCGAAGAGCAGGCCCGTCACACGATTGATGACACGTTCGACTTCCATCAGCGTGAAGGTGATGACGAGAGATCGCTGGCTGTCGTATACGAAGCGTATGTCTGGATCGATATGCTCACGCCCAAGGATGAGCAACACGCTCAGGATGCCCAGTTGTGGCACATCGTCGTAGGTGGCACCCAGCTTCTGTTCAAGGAAGTGGTTGACGAGATCCCTATGTTGTTCTGGTCGCCCATTATGATCAGCCACAAGGGCATAGGGATGGGTATTGCAGATGTCACCATGGACCTGCAGAACGGGACCAGCAATACAGTCCGGGGCATGATCGACAATGTACACCGGGTGAATGCCGGGGTCAGGACTGCTGATTTATCGCTTCTTGACAATCCACGGCAGTTCATCGATAACGCCATTGGTGGCGTGGTGGATGCCTCCGCTGCTGCCCAGAAGACCATGAGTGTGGTTCCCCAACCGGCTATTTCACCGATAACCGGCAACCTGCTACAGATCTTCTCCCAGGAGAAGGAACAGCGTACCGGTGATACGGCCCTGGGCAAGGGGCTTCAGACGCAGGATGTGATCACTCATCAGAATTCAGGCGACATGATCGATACCCTGATCAACGCTGGCAACGAGCGACCGCTGATGATGGCCCGCTCCTTCGCAGAGGTTTTCAAACAGTTGATGCTCGACATCTACCGCCTGGGCTATGAGAACGGCCAGAAGGTTCCTCTGAGTGTCGGAGGCCGGTTTCAGGACGTTGACATACGCCAAGTGCCATATGGCGAGGAAATGGAGATTGACGTTGCCCTGACGCCAGACTACGGTGAGTCTCGGGCAGCGCAGTTGATGCAACTTCACGGTGCCGTGTCGGCCGATCAGGAACTGCAGAAGCTCTATTCGCTTGAAGAGCGTTACGCGACGATGAGCGAAGTCTACGACCTGATGGGCTTTGCCAACTACCTTGGTGATCCGAAAGACCCGAAGGTACAGCAGCGTATGCAGCAGGGCGCACAACAGGCCAAGCAGATCCGCGATATGCAGATTCAAATGGAGCAGATGGGCGTCAAGTTACAGCAGCAGGCTCTGGCTTTGCAGGACCGCAAGATCAAGGGTGATCACGCACTTGCGAAGGAGAAACTTGATCTGGATTCAGCAGTCAAGTCAGACGCCCAGCGACTGAGTGAGCAGGAATTTGGCGAGGATCGCCGCATGAATCGATGGGATCAGCGCATGGATCTTGCCGAATATCAGCTTGAGAAGACCCAGGAACGACCAGTAAGCGTAAATTGAGGATTGATTGATGAATAAACCAACCCCACAGGAACTTCGGGACGCACTTATTGCCAAGGAAGAGGCTGCGACCAAGAAAAAGACCAAGAAAAAGGCCAAAAAGGTCAAAAAGGCTGACTGATGAGCCTGCTTGCTCCATATGCCAGTCAATACAGTGATGTATTGGCCGAAGACCCGGAAATTGTCCGGGCACGGCAGGAACTGGTGCGACAGCAGATGGCAGAGCGCGAGAGTCTGCCGCAGTATGCAGGGATGCAGCATCTGCCGTTCAAGACAAACCTGGGGCCGATCTCCCAGGGGGCTGCGGATATCGCAGAGGCGCTGGTTACCACGGAAGGAGCAGATTGGGCGAACATTCCCCGTCAGGGGCAGGCAACAATCCTGGGCTCCATTGGTGACTCAGCGCACATCATGGCTGAATTGATGGCAATGTCCCGTCATGGATTCACCCAGATGGACCCGGAATACACTGATTTTCCGCTGACCAGCGACCGATTCTATGAGTCCATGGGCGGCGATACATCGAGATGGGGAATTGATCGAACCGCGGGGCTGATATCTCCGTTTGCGCTCCCCAGGCTGGCATACGGTGCCGGCACAGGGTGGGCAAGGGCAGTGCCGGCACTACGCAGAGCGACTGAAAGGGCGGCAAAGCCAGTTCCCGGCGGTATGC